CGAAGTATCTTGTGTTCCACCAGCTGCTAAAGAATCTGTATACCCCACATTAGCATAACGAACTACCTCGTATGAATAATGTGCACCAGCTGAACTATCTCCCTCAGTCCAACCATTGATGTATGCACCTTTCTCCACACGAGTTGAATCGTGAGTCCAATCTATTAAATCATTATCAAATACTAAATCCAATCTAAAAGCCGTTACAGATGCATCATTGTCATCAAGTGTAACAGCGATAGTCATTACAGAATCTCTCCAGACATCAAAGTTATTATTCTTATAAGCTACACCTCTTGTTTTACTCTTATAACTACCATCAGTCGGATTGGCCAGTCCAGTAGTGTCATCGGCCAAGTATCCTCTTAACTTAAAATTTTCTTGAGCTCTCCACCAAAACTTTGGCGTATTGTATTCTCTTGATTGCATAAGTCTAATTATTGGTGTCTGAGCTTCTGCGAAACTCAACATCATTATTAAACCCATTAAAAATTTAGCAATGTAATTCAAGGCAAATCTCCAATTTGTTATAATTATATGTTTGTTTTATGACCTTTTAGATTAAAAAGGTATAGACTTTATTATATAATAAATATAATATATATTACTATTTTAATTGTCAAATCTAATAGTAAATGATATATCGTATTCTTTTGGTTTTTTGATTGGTCTTGATAGTTTAGCGACTGCTAAGAGTTCTTTGTTATCATTATATAACCCAATACTTGTTATATATGGATTAAAAGCTGAATGTGTTACAAAATTTGAATATACTCCAGATGGTCTATATACTGAGCTCGTATCATATTCTTCTTGAGTTCCAATTTCATTATAAACTGATCCTGTTACAGTATTATGAATTCCTTCCACAAAATATCCAGTTAAATCGCTTCCAAGTAATTGTGAGCCACTTCTACCTGGAGTTGCACTTATATTATCGGTCCCATTATATTCATGTTCTTGTATATTACATAAAAATTCATATTCTCTGATTGTTTTAGTTCCCTGTAATTTTAATTCAAAACCATCTGTACCTTCCAATTTTGCCACATTACCATATTTTGACCCAGTATCAGTAATTACAAGTAAACCTTGATCATAAAATATATTTCCTATCGCATCACCTACCACTACATTAGATCCCGATAATGATGAAGACCTTCTTGCAAAACTAGATGAATAAACAGTATCATATAAATGTCCTCTTTCATCATCTACTAAAGTAAGAGTTTCATCTGTCAAAGAATTATCAATTAGTCGTACAGACCCAGGTTTTATTTCTTCTCCGAAAAATTTTCGGGGAATGTTAATAACTCTTAAACTATTATGTATTTTATTTAAAAATGACCCAGATGAATCTCTAGGCCATGGGTCTTGATTAAAACTAAATTGAGGTTGTGGCGAAGCCCCTAATGGATTATTTTGTTGTTCAAATTTATAATATAAATGATTAATTGAATTATAAACAGGAAGGTTATAATAAGTACCTACGCTATACCAAGTATCTTTATCTTTTCCAAGAGATTTTGATAATTCATTTAAAGTGCCAATAGATTTTGACTGTGCAGACGCAGTACTATAATTAAAATAACTTCCGCTAGTGCCTTCAAGAACAAAAACTCCACTTCCACTATCCGCGTCAGTGAATTCATATTGTTTAAAAACTTTAAACGGGGTGATTGTCGCGTTGCCTTCTCCAATCGGCTTAAACATAGGCTCACCTCACTTAAAAATCAAGTCTTACTTTTATTATTGCTTCTCTTGCCGGAGTTTTTAAGAACGGTTTACTAAGTTTAGCTACAGCTAACAATTCACTATTAGCATTATACAATCCTACCGTAGTAATATATGTACGAGGATCTGTTACATAAGTTGGATTTGTTAACTCTCCACTTCCAGTATAATATGTTGGGTTTTGACTAAAATTATATCGTCTATTATTTACTCTACAAAAATAATGAGTTGATTTAATATCTTCTTCACGTCTTGCTTGAAAATATCCACCTGAACTATTAAATACATCAAACAATTTGCTAGAATTATTATCATCCGCATTAGTACTTAATCCAGTAGAAAGTGAAATTCCATCTTGAGTTCCCGCTTGATTTTTATCTAATTCACCTGAGTCAAGCATGAAAGCACCTAAAAATGGATAGAATCTACCATAATACATTTTAGTTGTTCCAGATGAATATTTATATGATGCTGTTCCACCACTAATACTTCCAGAAACTATATTAAAATATGTAGTTCCTTTAGATACACTTGAATCTGTAGTAGCATCACTATCATCAATAAGACGCAATGTTCTTCCTGTTCCGGCTAATCGAATTTCCCAATTACCTGGATCAATTTTTTCTCGCATTCTGGCTCTTGCTACAGTAATGAAATAAGATGAAGATGATTCTAGTTCAGCTCCACTTGCCCCATACTTAAAATATGTTTGAGTTGGAGATACTATGAGATTTTTAAATTGTGAATATATAGCCTGAGAGGCGTTTGTACCGTCCGTAGCATTTTTTGATCCACTCCCAGCGTAATGTCCGTAAGCCACACTAAACTGCACTTCAGTTGTAGATGAAGATGTTGCTTCTTGATGTACATCTACGTAATAATCACCACTAGATGCACTTTGCGCTGACGATGAAAAGAATCCTGCAGTTGTAGATCCTTGAGTTAATGTAGTTCCTCCGCTCGACCATATACCACTTGAAACTGTAGTAACTCTGTTCGCCACTATATCTTCGGCTGTATCAAAGAGTTGAAATACTCCTGATGCTTCTCCTATTGGCATTTTATGTTCTCCTATTTATATTAAATATTATTTTCATTAAAAATTTTCATTTACTCTATTACGTCGTCCTAACCATTTTCACCGTTGCCGTTGCCATTACCAGAACTTTGTTGATATACTACTATATCTGCAGTAGCAGTATCAGATAAATCATCTGGAGTTGTTACAGTTAATTCTACTGTATAAGTGCCTGGAGTTTGATAAGTATGTATCGGATTTAAATTTTCCGAATTGGTACCATCTCCAAATTTCCAACTATGTGATAATGCTTCCCCTGTAGAAGCATTCGTAAATTTCACCCTGGCTGGTGCCGTTAATGAATAAGTTTCCGCCATTCCTAATTCCCAGGTTTCCAGGTAAATCCAGCAGTTGGAAATTCTGGTGTAGGATCATCAGGTGGCGGTGGTGACGGTGCCGTTATGGTACCATCAACATTAAATAAATATCCATTTAAAATACGTTTTGGTGTCCCTGCCTTAATAGTAATGTCAGTTGAAAATTCCTTTCCAGATTTTTCTCCTTTACCTGAAATAGTTACTGTTTTATCTGGAAATGTTCCTGTAGTTTTACCAACAACTGATTTAGCTACCAATATAAATTTTTTACCTGTTCTTGTCTTAAATGGCATTTATTAATCCCCTACCTTATCCACTCTCTTCTACTGTTATTACTTCACCATCTTTAAATACATCAATAAAAACATCGTCTGGTAAAGTTAGAGTATATTCTTCATCTTCCCCAAAATTTTCTGTAACTGGTGAAATCACAAAATAATCAAAAGCTCCTACTGTTTCTGTAGATGTTGGAACCCCAGTTATAAGAATAGTATCTACTGTATCATCTAGTGTATCTTTTAACGGAAATTTCATTGCTCCATCTTTTCCATCTTCAGCTACCGCTACACTTCTAGTCATAACTTCCAATAACGGCATATTCAAAATAGCATTATCATAATAATCAGGTCCACTAGTATGTGTAACATCAAAAAGATTATAATCTATACCATCATCTGCTAATGCAAATTTGCTTATTTTAAGATCACCAGAAGTTGCTAACTGCTGTCTACCCAATTCTGTCAAAACTGCGTCTACAAATATAGTTACACTTTTATCCAAAAATGCCATTATTCACTTGCCTTATAATTAATCCTAATTGTCAAAGCTGCAGTTGCACCTGACATTAATCCAGTAACTATACACGTTGTCTTTGAAGCATCTTGTGTACTTGTAATTCTTTTGGCTTTAATTTTCATAGTATTATTACCTGCTGGCGCTATTAATGTCTGTGAAGCTCTGAATCTTAAAGATTGTTCAGTTGGTTGTGCAAATCTACCCGCAGTTGTTGGATTATCATCTAAATATAAATAAGCTATATTTGTATTAAGTAATGTATAAGAATATCCCTCTGGAGCAGAGTTTGAATGTAAATTAACTGTAGTACATTGTATAGAATCCTCATCTCCAACATTACTAACATTTTTCCAACTTAAATCTAATATTCCACTATTAGAATTTACTTTATTATTAAAAGAACCTCCAATAGTAGCCATCTTCATTCCAGCACTTTTATCTAAATGATCTGTACTTCTTAAAAGTTTATATCGCATTACACTAGTTTCATTTGGAACTGGTTCTAATAATGGTAAATTTTCTATAACTGTTCCATAATAGTCTGAACCAGATGGATGTGCGGTATCCCACAATGTATAATCTATTTCATCATCTGCTAATGCGAAATGAGATACATTAAAAGCTCCTTGAGCTAGCTTTTCTCTACCTTTATTGGTAAGAATAGCCTTCAATACCTGAGTTGTTTTATTTAAATACGCCATTTTTCAATTCCTTCGATTTGTAATATATGATCACAGACAACCTTTGTTATCTATAAATATATATAAATTAAGTTTATTAATCATTTTCGTTTCCAATATCAAATTCTGTTCTTAACTGTACACTTTCACGTGCATCACCTACTAATGTATATGGATTTGTTAATATATAGGTAACTGGAGTATAATCTTTCTTACCATTTACATCCAATGAAGATAATGCAGTAGTGGCAGTATTTTTACTACCTTCAAAATTAATTCTACGTAATCCTGTTGAATATTCAGTTATTTTTTCAAAACTAGAAGTTACAAAAGAAACAGAAGCCGCTGTTCCCTGTACAAAATTTTCCTTACTATTATAAATATACATTGGTTTTTTATTAAAGTTAGAAACTCTTTGATTATCTATTACATTTATAGATTCTGTAAAAACACTCGTTGGGCCTCCAGAATAAATACTAGCAGTTGTATAATTTCTTCCATAATGTCCTAAAGTATCTACTCTATTTAAATCTCTTATTGATGGTTTAGAAAAAATATCTCCACTAATAGTTGATTCATAATATTGATTATCTGAATAAAATTCATATGTAGAATCTTCATCCATTTCCCTATCTAGTCTAGTTACATTTTGAGTAACTTCTAAATAATTATTTACAGCGCTTGATGAAACAAAACCACCATCTTCTTCTTTTAATTTAACAGTATCTTCAAAAATTGGATTTTCAAATGTTGGGTGTTTTGTAGATTGTTTATTTCTTTCTAATATATTATTCTCTAGTAATACTCCAACAACAGCTTGACTCCTTGCTGGTAGTAAAGATTCTAATTGTGTAAATAATGAATGATCATAATAATTTAATAACCTTAAATAATCCCAAAAATTATTAGCACCAGTATATTTCTTAAAATATTCTAATTTTACAGTATCTAAATCTCTATATTGAGATTCTTCGTCATCTCTTGGATCTCCAAGATACTGATCAAAATTAAAATCTGATAATTGATTCACTATATCTTGATTTATAACATCGGCTGGAGAAAAATATACTCCTACTCGACTTAAATCTAATGGTGCTCTATCATAAGATGATATTTCAACTCTATTTGTTGGACTTAAATTTATATTTTCACCTATTCGGTCTAGATAGTGTGCTTTTTCAATTCTTATTTTATTTGAATTTCTTCTAATCCCACCTAATTTTGGTAGTGGAAATTTTGTTCTATCAACAACATCAGAATAACTTGTTTCATCTGCAAATCCAGTAGCTATTCCAGCAATCGGTGAAGATTGATCCGTTGAAGTATCTCTAACAGTTGTGTCACTATTATGATTCTTAGATTCATTAAAACTATATCGTAAAGCAATATCCTGAAATGAAGCACTTACACTATTTCCCGCATAGGATTGTGGATTTTCTACATGCTGATCAAAGTATTTTTCGTCTAATCTAGATTTCCATATTCTAAATTCCATCATAGAACCACTAAACTGTCCACCAAAATCATTTGTAGTATATCCACCTATATAAAGTGAACCAGTATTATTATATGCAGTATTATATGATGCTGATGCCGCATTCTGATCTCCTGGCATATCCAAAGTGGTTTTACCAGTATATTGAATTACATCTCTACCTGCATCATATTGTTTAGCAACTAAATCATAAGTGACGTTATTATCTCCAGCAACAACTTCGTTTCGCTCATCAAATATTCTTTTAAATGTTGCACCATCAAAAAATACAGTCCTATTCAATAAACCACGTGGATGCCTAAATTCCAGACCCAATCCTAAATGTGCCGTAGCTTTCTTATTAACATTAAACTTAGTCGTCAATTTTTTCCAAGTTTTAGAAATCGGCCATATGAAATTCTGTGCCGCAGCCAATGGTCTCCCATCGGATGATAACTCCATACAAGTGAATACTACGTCGCCTCCATTTATATTTCCTGTTTTAGCATATACAGAAAATCCATATTGTTCTCCTTTAGATGCAGTTACAAATCTCGCATCTCCAAGAAGATCTTCAGTAGGATTACCGTCGCGGTTACTTGAAGGTCGTGAATAAGTAAATGCATTTGATGATTGATTGTCTGAGCTAACTTCATTAACAGTAACCTTCATAGAATATTGACCACTATAAACTTCCGTACTACCACTAGCTATTGTAGCAGTTCCATAACGCCAATCTTTAAATGGTAATTGTAATGACCCAGTTTCAAATATATTAGATACACCATCTTCTCCTTTAAATAACTCAGTTGAAGTCGTATCCTTTGTCAACATTACAGACCAATAATCTCCATTATAAAATGGTAATGGTTCAGTTGATGCAGTAACATATCCAGCAGACCCACTTAATGTAAATGATAATCTACCAATATTATCTGAAGAACCATTATCTTTTAAATAAATTCCAAATTGATCACCTGTGGTACCATTACCGCCCTGAACTAATGTCTGATCAGAACTTGATGCTGCTTTAAATCTAAACTCCATAGAATTTGCTGTTTGTGCATTACCCAATCCTAAAGAATGTGACCAAGAACCAGAAACATATTGAGATGCTTTAAAATCTAAAGCTTTTGTAAATTTCCTACTTGTTTCATATATAGGTTCTACATCCGTAATAGTTGGACCACCATATTCTCTAACTCTCAATATAGTAGATGGTATACCATAACAATTTATTAATCCTTTCAACGATTCAACAGTACCACGTGATTTTAAAAATAAAGGCATATTGGCTATAATTCTTTTCCAGACTTCTCGTGAAATATCCTGTAATGAAGAGCTAGCATAAAGAGTTGTAGCAAAATTAGTTTTATCTACTGATTTACCAAAAAAGAACTTATCTAATTTAGCTAAATCATATCCGTCTTGTAGATTCCAACCAAACCCCTTTGCTACACTATAAATAAGTTGTTTAGATAATCCTTTATCTAATTGTTCATCAATTTCATAAATTTGACCAAATCTATCAATGTAATTTTTTATATTATCAAAATGATGACCAGTCATATCTACAAATTTTGTAAAAGCAGTATTATCTACATCATCTCTAATATGCTCGGGTAAATGATATAATAATCTATCTCTATTTTCATGATCAAAATCTGATGCACTTATTATTTGATTATCATACCATGTTATTGCCTCTGAAGAAGTTATTTCAGATAAAATATGCGGTTTAGTAGTATTTTTCTTAGGCCATGATGCATCATATAATAAATCAACACTAGCTGATGAATATTGAGAACTACTACCAGATTTATATGAAGAACTTTCAAAATACAAATATCGTTCATATCCATCAAAATTATTTATAATTTTACTATTAGCAATTTCCCATTTTCTAGCATCAGTTCCTGCACTTGCTATTGCAGTATTTGGGTCATTTCCCAAATAACCTGTATCATAATATGTGCCTGCAATTGATTGACTATAAGCATTATTTAATTCTATATTTTCTAATTTAGTTTTAAAATTTTCCAATCTCCGTTTTGCAGAACCAAATTTCATAAATTTATCATAATGTGAATAATCTATATTTAAGCGCACTTGATTCACAGACCCACTTATAATATCTCTTTCTATGTCCTGTGCTAATGAGCTACTCTTAAATAATAAATCATCCCAATTTTGATATTCAGTTGATCTATTTCTAACTATTGGATCATCACCAGAAGTTCCTGACGGTAATCTCAATATAGTATCTGGTATTATTGGTTGTGTAAAATTATTTAAATTTAAATCAAATTCTCTATGTGATATTACTTCCCTAGCAAAATATATATCATCACCCAACTGCACATTATTTGATAACGGATTATATAATTTTAAAACCATTGTGTCGTCTAAATCTAATTTATTTATAATAAGATGTAATGTGGATTGTCCTACAACGGCATAATACGTTAAATCCATCATCTGCTTTGCCCCAATATAAAAATTAATTTCCTTTATATCAGTATTTATAGATTCATAAGTAATACCAATTACTTCGGCTGCTTCTTCAATTGTCTGCGCTAATCTCCTCGTACCATCCCACTCTCCCTCATAGTCATGTTTAATATTAAAACAACTTACCTTATCACCCTCTCGATCATAACCAATAAGCTTAGCTCTATATGGCGCATAATCAGTTACCATAACTCGCTCTTTCTTTTCAACGTCTCTAAAATATTTTGCTGCTGTTGGGTCAGGATCGACATACATATAATCAGCTAATAATTTCTCTATACAATCTTCTCTACTCACAAGAAAATCAGATAATAATATTTGCAACATACCTAAATGTTCAGTAGAAGTTCCAGAGGTAGATTTTTCTACAAAATAAAATAATAATTGCGAATCTGTTGGTAATTTACTACCATATAGGGGATGATGAAATAATCCATTAGCATTATTATTAAACCAAGCTTTAAAAGGTTCAGAAAATTTAATTCCTTTTAAATATGAATCTTCACCGGCTGCAGCCGCATCATTACTAACATCTTGAGTTGTGGGTACATATTGAACAATATCTGATTGACTATATACAATTAAATCATCTGTTGATGGTATACTGGGTATTAGTGAATCTGTAAGAGTTTCTTTTGAATTTTCATGAAACGTCTCTAGATTAGAAGCTACATCTAATGGCATACCTGTAATCAAATTTCCTGGATATAATATTGATCCCTCATCCGTTATTTCTAAACCCTCTGTATTTGGTATCCATGATCCAGGTGAGGAAGAATTTCCACTCCAATCTATAACATATACCCATTGCCCCATTGGAGACTCTTGAGATTGTTGAGCGGAAGGCACATGAACTGGTTTAGGTTCCATATATAGTTCTCTATTAACCGTTATATTTTCTTCTTCCCTAGTAGATACAATAAAAGCTTTGGGAATTTCTACTGTTATATCAGAAAAAGTTTCAACGTTGGGTGAATTGCCAAATGAAACAATGGGGTCTCCTGCTGCCATACTAGATGCATCCCATGCCTGTAATTTATTAGTATCTACTATCTGATAACTAATATCATCAGACTTATAAGATAATTTATCTTCGTGTCCAGTTTTAAAGTCATCAAATTGACTTTGGTAAAATGTATTCCCAGTCAAACCATTTTTTAATTTAACTTCAATTTCATCTCTTGCTGGTGAAATATTAGAAATTTCATAAGTAAATCGTTTAGAAAAAACTCTAAACTCTTCTATATTTTCGTTTGATGAAATTACATTGGCCCAAAAAGCTTCATCTGGATCTCCGTCTGGAGAAACAGTATTTTTATACATTTTGCCATTATTTGTTACAACTGTATCTCTATAAAAATTTCGTTCTTTATCTATTAATACTGTTTGATGTGAACCTGCTTCACAACGTAAAAAACTATATTGTAGTGTAATGTTACCACTTAATATTCCCATCGAATTTACTGCATCAGCTAAATTAATTTTATGGTTTTCTTCTAAAGCCGTATCAAGTGATATAATATTACTACCTGCTGCAATACCTGAATCAGTATAAACAGCAGTCATTAAAATAAAATCTCTAGGACCTATAGGACTTTGCATCGTACCTAACGGAGAATAAGTTGCATGATTATAAGAATCCCTATCATATCTTATATTACTTTTTATATTATCTGGAATTAAATAACTCATTTATTCACCACTATGTAATTGTAACTTGATTACTATATTGTGATCCACCAGAACCTCCAGAACCTCCGCCACTAGAGGAATTACTACTGGTGGAACCAGTATCTCCGCTTGTTGTATCTGATGTGGTATCAGCAATACTTGTATATTCACTAGTACCTGATGTTAAATGATCTACCTCTTCAAATCTATTATCTATAACTTTTACCGCAGAGTGAGGAACAAATCTGTCTCTCCCCTGACTGATAGTTTCAACAAAATTAACTGTAAGTTCTACATCATATTCTGTAGGCATAGTACTGCCTGGATAAGCTACTTGTCGGCTAATAAAATTTATACTTTGTTGAAAATTTCCACTTTGAATGTCCTGATATAAATTATATACCAGTCTTCCATTTACGTCTGTCCTAGGTGCCATATTTAAAACTTGTCCTGGTAAAAGTTTTCCATTATTACTTTCCCATCCATTATTAGATTGGCCTCCACTAGATGCGGGGTCATTTACCCATTCAGTTAAATATACATCTCTATCCGCAAGATATTGAACTGCATTTTTTTCTCGTAACCTTTTAACAAATGCTAAATGCTTTATTTCTTCCTTACTATAAGGCATTATCTACTCACTTTAAATTTAAAATCACCACCATAATAATTTATTGTTTGACTTACGCCACTTCCACTTACAACTTTATATTCTATTTGATAAAATCTTTCAGCCTGTAATCCCTTCAACCACACATTAAAATAATTACCTGAACTATCACATGACAAATATGAACCAGACCCATAAGATACCATTACATCTTCGGTTAATGCATCTTTTATTTGATAATAACAAGAAGCACTTGGTAAATATTTAACAGTTACACTATCAGACACAGTAGTTGAAGAATATGTTTTAGTAGGATATCTTTCTCTACCTACAAGTTTAAATTTTACTTTTGAATTTTCTTTATAATCAGATCTTAATCCTTTCATATAAACTACTAAATCTTCTAAATCAGCAGTAACTAGTGGATTTAAAGAACCCGTTGCCCACACAGAATCGTTCCAAACTACTTCTAATTTTGGTTGATAGATTGTATCTGTCTCTCTACTAAAAAATGCAAAATGTCCATACTTTGTAGTATTTCCTTCTTCTGCATTTGAATCTGAATTGCCAACGCTTCCACTTCTTTTAATCATAAACCCTTCATTTGGTACCGTACTATGTAACCATCTCCACACAATGTCAGTTACATCCATACGCATATCAGTAGTTTCCCATTCAAAAGATTGAGAAGCTTCAGCCCCGCTACCACTATACCAAGTTCCACCCGTATCATTACTACCACTTATCCATTGAGTAGTATCTACTTTTCCGTGTCTATATCGCCAACTCACTCCCTCTTCATCTTTTGGGTCATCATAAAATTTACCTTCTCCTGCTGTCCAAGATTGACTTACCGCATATCCATATAAAGATTGACTAGTCGTTAAATTAGATGAATTTGCATCATATAAATTTAAATAAAATTTTGGATCTGATGATGAAGATGGAATTAATCCAGAGTGAATGGACTGTGAAATATAAGATAAATCAAATTTAATTACCGCTCTGGATACATTTATTATTGAAGCATTATTATTAGTATCTTTTCTTATTTCTAATATTTCATCCATTCCAGTATTTTGAGATTGAGTAACTGGTCCCTCATACAATGTTGCGTCTGCTGATGCGTATTCAAAATAATGCATTATACGTCTCCCACTACTCTACCGATAATATCTGTATCTGGATATTTTAATTCAAAAATTGCTGGGTCTCTAGATGGATAAACTACACCATTTTTGATCACCGATGGGTCTCCTAAATCATATACATTTCCTGAATATCCCTTTGCAGTGTCATATCTATTTTCTATTACTATATTTGTTCCTAGTGGATTAGAATCACTAGGAGTTTCTACTCCAACCACCCCCTCAACTTCTATTAACTTAGCTACCACCTCAGCAATTACAATTGGTTGATTAACTTGCCACCTATCTATATTAAAATAATTTTTCATTTCATTAATTGCATTCACTAAAACTTCATTTTTATTATAACCTTTTTTTGTCAATATATCAAATTTAATAGCTATATTAACTATATAAGCATCCTTTATATTATAAGCATCTGTTATCATTCTAAATCTATCTAAATATATTTTAAGATTCTTTTTAGTAACATCATTTAATTTAGTTAATTTACGATTATTATTATACCCAAGTAAATATAAATTTAATCCAAATTGATTTTTACTAAAAGTTAATTCTTCTCCAGGTTGTGTAGTTATTTGTTCATCTTGCACAACATACGCTTTAGCTATATTACCATATCTTTCAGGCAACGCATAAATTCTAACAAGTAAATCATCTTTAGTTACCGACCTACTTTGAGCCTGGAAATATGCTATAGCATTTTGTTTAATTTCTTCTATAGATTCTACATCCATTCCTCCCGAAGATGGTTCATCATTAACTACACTCAATGAATTATTAACTCTCGTTATTTTACTACCATCCAACGTTGAAGGTAAACTTGTAACAATTTTAGAAGCAAAAGAATTTATTTCGCCTGACCTAACATTATGTTTAGAACCACCATCAAATGCATAAGTAATTTCCAATGTAGTATTAGACGGGGCTTCACCATACGCTCTTGTTTTTGTAAAATTATTGGGATCAAAAGCAATTCCTAATTTAGATGGTGACCCTGGTAGATTACTACCAACATTATCGGGATTTGGAATTAATTCTTCATCAGGAGTCACTAAAGTCCCTGCCCCAAACCGAATTTCAGTTTTTTTATCTGGTCTTACATATGTTCTAAATCTTTTTGATGTTTTTAATCTTTTTAAAATATATGGATTTGTATCATCAAATTGAACTAATGATGTATCATTAGACTCTATATTTTGAAATTCTGAAAAAACCATATCTTGTGCTAAAAATGGGACCTCGTACCAAGTATTTCCGTCTCCATCGGTTACAGAAATAATATCTGTTACATTTTCTTCTGATAAGGTTATTCTATCATATTTAATTGGGCTTCCAAATGTAAATGTTTCTGTTTTACTATACCCACTTACAACTGTTACTTTTTTATGTAATCTATAATATTCAATAGTTCCAGTAGTAGATGTTTGTGAAATTTCTTTTACAACATCTCCCTGGTCTACTTTAAAATTACAATCAGTTAACAATCTATATTCAACTCCAAAATTAGGAGCGAATAGTCTAGTAGTTGCTTTAACATTTAAAGCATAATCATAATCTGGTTGTGTTGGGTCATCAGTCATAGCTGGAACTTCCTGTGAAAAAGTAACTGTAGCCATGGATGGTGATATCAATCTGGGAGTATATCCCATAAATTGTGCTATATTATATACTTGATTTTTTTCTTCTGCATAAGGTAACAAACTTTCTTTAAACATAGCATCAATGTAATAACCCAAAACATCTCCAACATATGCTGCAGATTCTAAAAACATAGTGCCAGGAGCAGATTCATTAAAATCTTTATAAGTATTAGGAAAATATGTTTTTGCAAATTCTATAAGGTTTCCTCTTAAACCTGCAAAATCTCTTCCTAAATATGATATATCTTTTTTATAAGTTGGCATATTTTAACTCCTAAGTATATACAATCATAGTAGTATTTGTTCTAGTTGGGTCATTTTTTAGAGCATACGTAAGTGAAATGTTCAATCTTCTATTACGATCATCTATTTTGGTATCTATATTTACAATTCTAATATAGGGAAGCCATTTATCTATTGCATCATTTAGTGCTTCATCTACTTTATCATTTATAGAATCATCCATTTGCTCAAATAAAATAGATGCTAGAGCACATCCAAAAGTAGGATGAGCCACTCTTTCACCAAATTTAGTTTTAAGTAAATTTTGAATATTAAACTCAGCTGCAGTCATAGTAGATTCTGATGGTGTCCAATTTTCATCAATTGGCAATCTTATCCCTATAGTAACATCTGGATCTTGATCATATTCTCTATTCGACGCCATTTGTTTTCTTCTTATCTATCGCTTTCATTAAATCACTATAATCTCTTGTTAAAGCGTTCATTGTAGATTCTGGAACTTTTTCAATTGGTACTCCTGCTGACTTAGCTGTCATTGCAGCGCCCAATTCTCTTTTAAATTCACCAGTGTTTCCAAATTCTCCGCTCTGCATTGCTACCTCTGTTACTTTATTCGAATCGAATATTCCTCCACCCATCGTAGGATAAGATTCAGTTCCATCACCCTGGGGGAGTCCACCTTTAGTTTCATTCAAAACTTTATTTAACTCTTTATTTTTCGTATATTTAATTTCTTCTTTTTTACCAACTTTATATTCTTTTCTAATTGGCTCTTTAAACTCTTTTTCGGTTAATGATTTTGAAACTAATTCGGTGAGAGAAGTAGAGTTTCCTTCTTTAATAAATATCTCATTCATTTGTTTTTTAACTTCCTTACGAACTACTCGTTCTATTATTTTTATCATCTCGCCTTTTTTCATAATTTACTCCATTATTTAATAACTATTATTTTTAACAATTAAGCTGATCTATTTTCAAGAACTATTACTAGCTTAAACATTCCATTTTGATCTTTTGTAAGATCCCACAACAATTGAAAATCGTATTTTATAGCAGGTTCTGCTTTATCTATATAAACTGCATTCATTCCTAGATTTCGTGAAAAATTTCTTGCAATTGACATTGCAGAGTCTACTTCATTAGATAAACTTTCTTTCTGGGAACTTGATAACGTCATTACTTCACGACTATTTAACATTCCAGTAGGAGATTTCCCTGCACCTATGGATTTTAAAGTAGTTAAATTATCCTTATATGTTTTATTAGTATCTAATAATCTACCACTACTGATATCTCTACTAGATTTTAAAATACTAATTTCCTCATTCAAATCTTCTATATCTAATGCAAACATATCTGGATCATCTGCTATATATCCGTCTCTCTCTTCCTCTTTACTTTTTAACTCATTTACCATACTATAATATTCATTATAATCTGTTTGTAAATTTGCCATCAATTTAAGATTGTCTATTTCCACTTTCATTCTGTTTTGTATAGTAACATCTTCGTCAGATTGCACTTTACTTAACTGTCCTGTAGCCCTTGCTTCTACTAAAACACTTTGATATCGTTGGGGGTCTGCATTTACAAATTCATTATTTTCACTACTTTCTAAATAAAATACAACTGCATTACCTTCTCTTAAAGCCCTTGTCCACTTTGACTCCAAAAGAGCTAGTTTTGGATCTACACCTTTTTCTTTAACTACTTTAGCATCATTGATTAATGTAGCATTTTCTGTCACTAATCCTTTACTGTCTGAAATTTGAATGCCTGCTCCTGTCATGGAAGGTACTGCTACTCCATCTATTGTTTCTTCACCATCATCAATATATTTTTGTCCAACCATCATTGATTCCATATTTGCGCCTACTGTTGGATTTACTGCACTAGCAGCTATTTTAGCGGCTTTGAGTCCCGCCTTTGTCAACCTTATAAATTTTCTAGCTCCAGTAATTAACTTATCAACTCTAGATACATCTACTTTATTTAATATCGCGTCAATAGCCGCTAAATTTGTTTCCATATCCTGAAGATCTTTTAACGATATAGACCCTTCCATTCCAGGTTTTTTAGCTTTTTTAAGCTTCCGATTCATCTTCTTTAATTTTACAGTTTCTTCATTAACTGGAGTTGTTATACTATTAACTCCTCTTTCTATATTTTTACCCACAAATGTTTTAGCCATTATATATCACCAGCTTTAGATTCAGATATACCATCTTTTAATTTACTAATACCGTGTTTTCCATTTGTAGCCAGAAATTCATCTAACTGCTCACGTATATCCATAAGGTATGTTTCCGCTGCAGCTTGTTGGGCACCCGAAGTGAATCCTCCTGCGGTAGTTGGATGAGATAAAATACCTGATATAATTTTTCCCAACATATCTAATATTTGATGCAGAACATCAGATACCTCATATCCCATTACTGCCGGTTCATTATTAATTTTAACATTTGGTGCATTAATATAAATGGTATCAGGACTGTTTATATGTATAGAATCTTGTCTACTTTGAAATATCAATTGATCAGAATTTATTATAATCTTATTACCATTATTATCATTCATTCTCTGTACATTTTGTACAGAAGCCATGGGAAAATTTTCTGTAGTATCACTATCTAATAAAATAGTAGATCCTTCTCTAAAAAATGTTGGTGAGAAAAATGATGCATTTTGTGGAGATTGACTTTGATTATTACTTAATCTAATACTAGGTTTTGCTTCCCTATGATCCATTAAAATCGAAGAACCATATCTACTACTAATCTGCTTTGAACCTTGATTTACTATTGGTCTTTTCTTGGGATTTTTAGGAGCATCATAACCTTCAACTCTTTCTTGTATAGTTTTTAATGTATTTGAAGGTAAATCAGTCATACCAATTTCAGGACTATATGATGGTATAAGTCCATTTAAAGTAAGTTGATCTAAATAATAATTAATTTCATTATATTTTATAACTGGTATAATTTCTTTTGGAAGTGGTAACTCAAATGAACTAACGTTTAACGGATACGCTTTTGAAGTTTTTTGTAATTTTTGTGATTCACTATAAATAAATTTACCTGACACCATTCCAAATTTACTCATATCATCTGCCGCATCATCTACAGTATCCCATACTTTGCTTACTTTCAAAAAATCTATTTCAAAAGATGCAAATCTATTATCTTCTGCATACCTTTTTATTAAAGAATAAATTTCACTTCTAAGAACAAATCTACCACCTACATCATCCCCTTTAGTTCCTATAGGTTCGCTTTTTTCAAAAAATTTACCTTTATCCATTATGATTCTACTATTTTAGTTGATTCTGGTTCTATTTTACTATTGATTTCATCTGTATATTTTTGTAAATCATTAGCTACCGGATCTAAAGATTTTAACAAATCTTCTTTTTCTTTATCCGACAAACCAAATTCAAACTCACTAGAACCTTTTTGCTCACCTACAACCAATCTTTGAACAATAGCTGCCATTTTTACTAACTGTTCATCGTTCTTAACCTTAATATCTAAATATTCTTTAATAGCTGGAATTAACTGTACCGCTGTATCTCCATCTTTAATAAATTGCACTACTTCTCTAATCAGCACATCTAGTTGTTTTTTATTATCTGATGAGTTGTTGTAAATATCTTCAAAGATATCGGCCAATGATTTTTCTTTAAATACTTTATAATCTGACATGATCGATTTTAACCTTATTATTCATATATAAATATAACTAACTTAAAAACCTCTTGTATATAAATATATAAGAATTTCGTAAATATAATCACTTAAATAGTTATTTTAGAGGGAAAAAATACCCTTATGATACATAACTAACGGGAGAATAACCATGAAGGAAGTCGTAACAATGGTTAAAGGATATCTTGATGACTTAGCTCATTTGATGCTGTCCTTTGTAGCCATAGGTGCCATTTCCGAAGTAATTTTCGGAACAGGCATTTTTGGTGTCAATGTTATTGGAAACCTAACATCAATTATCTCTAAGTTTGGGGAAGGTGGATTTGCTGGACTCGTAGCTTTATTGGTATTGGTTGGTTTATTCCGCAAGTAGGCAGTGGAATGTTTTGGTAGGTATGCCTATACCTATCAGATGTAAAAAAAGGGGAGAGATTAATTTCTTTCCCCTTTTTTTGTTTAAAGATTCGGTCGTTTTTAAGTCTGTCTATTAGTGGAAACTAAAAATCGGTTGAATCTTTAATTATGATGATAGTGAGACTAAATCTCATTATCATTTATATAAATTAGTTATGCAAATATAGATCCCGTATTAGATGTATCTATAGAACCTTCTTTTTGATATTCTGTATTTAAAAGTAAATACTGTTGTTTCATTTGATTAACCACTCTAGTAATATGCTGAGTATTAGATCCAGTCATTTCACGTACCAAAATATATAAAGCTTTCTTATTAAAGTTTTCCAAAGTTGATCGTCTTTTAAATAACTCTAAAACAGAATATGCTACTTTTAAATCTTTTTTTCTTTTAAAAAAACTATTTAAATTATTTTCCCAAAAAATTACCATTTGTTCAACAAAATCATTATAATATTCATTCTCTTCTAATTCCGCTGTTTCGGTACCTACATTACGTTTAAAATCTAATGTATCTATGGATGTATGTTGTTTCATTTTTTTATAGTTATTGTTATTATTCAATATCAACCAATTTTTTCCAACAATACTAAAATATGAAAATGCTTTACCTTTCTCTGGCACGTACTTATGCATATTCACTAATAGAAATGCTACAACTTCATGTTTTACATCATCTAATGGTATATCAAAATAATAAAATTTAAAAGTATGTATTAAATTTTCGGCTAATTTATTAAAAGCCGCATCTATGTGTTCTTCATAAATCCTATTTTTAATATGTGGTTTATCGCATTTATTATATCTAATAATTGCATCTTCAGTTTTTTGCCCAAAATATATTTTACTTTTTTTCTTTTTCTTAACTGGCATCTTCTTCTACCCCTTCTTGACTTAATTGTTGTGTAACATTTTTTAATTGACTAAATACATCCCCTACTTCATCATCCGCCTCAAACACACCTTTATCATCTAATAATTGCATTTCACTATAAGCTCCATAAATTTTTTCTGTATACGTTTCTATCCAATCTTCCAATCGTTCTACTTTACCCATCACATTCCAAATTACATATCCTTCAATTATAAACGATATAATAAAAAATCCTAATAATATTTCTACTAACATTACTTATCTCCAAAAAATAACAGTTGATATTTATCAGACCATTTCTTCATTATTTTTTTATCATTCTTTTTATATCCCAAATACCATTGATGAATATATTGTTTTAATGTTTCTACTAATTCAATAGTTGTCATATCTAATTTATTCATTATTTTTCTCCAAACAACTCATCAAAAAGTTCTTTAGCTCTATCACCACTAACTTCTTGTTTTTCTTCTGTAGCTGATAATACTTCAGTAGTAGCTTCCATTTGCTCTTTAAACTTCTCAACAGATTCTTCTTCTTTTTCTTTTTGTTTTACTTCACCCTGTACGTGGTGTTGTTTTTCAGCAATAGTTGACATCCAATCTGCCATATGTACTATATAATGTAACACATTTCTAGTAGCTGATGGTTTTCTATAATACTGTTCATTTCCAGCATCAAACATCCCATCAGACATTTTAATTGCTTTCCAAACTTCAGTACTCACATTAACATTAAACTGTTGAAGTATCCATAACGACCTATCTGTTACTGACATATATTCTCCAATCTCATTATGTTTATAAAATTCTCCAAGCTTATTACGATGCCATTCTGAATCCTGTTCTTTATAATATGGTGTATCTAAATCCCCAAGTTTTCCCCAGTCATGAAACATGGCAGCTAAAAAAACATCCGAATCTGGATGTTGTACTTCAACGCCCAAATCCTCAAATTGTTTCTTTACCTTTAATGCAGTTGTAGCAACTCTAACGGTATGATCTAAAAATCCACCAACGAAACAATTGTGGTAATCTAATCTACCCGAAGCTGGTGCTTCCATTAATCTATTTTCAAAATGGCTAATGATAGATTTAACTCCTTCGAGAATTTCCCCTTCTAAATGAGTTTCTACCATTTCCATTAACTCTTTGTATCTTTCTACAATTTGATCAGTTGTAAGTGTAACCATAATTTAACTCCAAAACTTATGTTTTATATTTTTAACTTTTTCTTTTTTATTTTCTAATTGATAATTCATAATCAATAACTCTGTTCCTTTATTTTGGCTTTTGCCTTTTTGTGCAGAAGCTGGTTTTACAAAATCTTTTAATTCCCACTCATATTCATCTTCTGGAAACCAATCATGTAATTGCTCAAAATCATAATATGACAAACTAAATCTACCTTCTATATTTTTTAATACATCAGCTAATCTTTTATGATCATCTGTATCAAAATCATGTAATGAATAATAATTTTCTGTTTTCCAATAAGGTGGGTCTACATAAAAATATGTTTTAGGGCTATCATATTTTTTAATAACTTCTTCACAATCCAAATTTTCAACATTAGTTATTTTATTTAATTTTTCTACAACCGCAGGATTTTTTAATCTTCTTCTAAATGCATCAAATTTAGAACTATACTTTCCTTTTAAATCTATAAATTTACCTTTTTCTGGATTTAACCCTGAAAATATTTGTGTAACTATATAGGCATATTTCATCCCATAATCATAATCTGGTATTTCTATATCTTTAATATTTTTATTTTCAAATACATCTGTTTTAAATTGATAAAATAACTCAGAATCTTGTGCAACAATTTCATCCATTGACTTTAAGAATTCTTGTGGATTTCTACAACACGCAAATAAATTTGTCATATATCTATTAAAATCATTATATATAACATTTTTTAAAATGGGTTTTTTATGTATCTGTCCATTGACATATACCCAAAATGCCCCACCAAAAACTTCTACATATGTTTCTATATCATTAGGAATATAATTCCCAATCCATTTAGCCATACGGTTTTTACCACCGATATAACTGATCATTCATTAACCTTAATTATTTATTTTATTTACCAATTCCATAGGATATACTAAATCCGTTTTATGTAATTTTACATCTGTAAACTTATAGGGTTTTGCATCTACTGATTCTAATATATCAACACGATTTACCCAACGTTTATGCATAGTATCTCTAACTTGATATACTCCATCTTTACCATCAGTTCCTTTTAATAGAACAAAATCACCATAATCTAACCATCCACCCCAACGTTTCAAAAGATTTCTACTCACCGCTATAAATTTATAATTGGACGCTTCTTTCGCCCTAATACGCGTTCCATCTGCGAGAATGTTCGGTGTAGAATCAGTTTGATAACGAACAGGTTGATACATAGTTACTGTCACGTCCATTCCTTCACTTTTTAACTCTGCGAGTTTTTGGGTTAATGTAACATTTTCTTCCTTGATTTTATTCATTAATGAAGTATAATATTTCTTATTCTTCTCCAATATGTTAATGGAAACAAATCCATTTGCAAATACTGTTAAAAGAATAAAAGATAAAATATTCTGATTTTCAAAAATCTTCAT